AATTATATCAATAAAGAATATAGGGGTGAGTAATGGAAACTCAACCTCTGTTTGTAAAAGATACCGAAGCAAGATGCCCTAAATGTGATGATCTTATTTTTAAGTTCTGTATCGATATATATCATGGCGATAGAATGTTAAAGTCTCAGATTTATAATAACTTAGGTCAATCTCAGGAAAATATATCTAAGCTAGGATGTCAGAAATGTAATATGGAACTTGGGCTTCGTAAGATTAAATGGGTACCACCAATTAAGGATAACTAAAAAATGATCGCTGAATGGCTTTTTATATCTGTAATATCTTTAGGGCTGTTAATTTCAATATTATCTTTGATTGGTATTATAATGGGTATTTACACACTATGGAGAATGTTATGACTATAATTCTAACCGGATGCATGGGTTTTATTGGATCCAACTTAGTTCCAGAGCTTCTAAATAAAGGTCATAAGGTAATCGGATTTGATAATCTTTCTAAGCCTTCTATTAACCCCACCGATAGGATGAAGCGAAAGGCCGGCACCTTCTGGCATAACTTTACCTTTATGCCCTACGATATCTGTAACTATGCTCAAATGGCCTCATATATAGCTGCTCATGGACCAATAGATTCGATTATTCATTTAGCCGCGGTGGGATCGATTCCGTTAAGCTTTCATAACCCAAGAAAGACTATGGATGCGAACGTCTTAGGGTTTACCAATATTCTTGAGCTCTGCAGAAACTTTAAGATAAATAAGCTCGTATTTGCATCTAGCTCAAGTGTTTACGGAGCCTCTAAGGTGCTTCCACGCAAGGAAGGATATGAAGGCCCACACCTAAGTCCATACTCTTTAAGTAAACGAGTTAACGAGGAACTAGCCACAATGCTAATGCCTTATGGATCTAGTTTCGTAGGATTAAGATTTTTTAATGTCTATGGCCCAGGTCAAAGCTTGATGGGATATTATACGGCCGTAATCCCAAGATTTATTACCGAGGAACACCCAGAGGTTTACGGAGACGGGGAAACACTAAGGGACTTCACGTTCGTAGATGATGTCTCAGACGCTATTATCAAGTCATTAGACTTTAAGAACTCTGCAATTCTAAACGTAGGTACTGGACGAACGACTAGCATAAATCAGCTTCTCTTGATGTTAGGAAAGCAAGGTAAAGCTATTTATAAAGAACCACGACTTGGTGAAGTTAAGGCTTCGTGGGCGGACACAACCCACGCAACGAACATCCTAAAATTCACGGCAAATATTTCTATAGAGTCCGGTTTAGAACAAACTAAAACTTTCTATGAAAATTTTTTGCGCGAAAGTCTACTTGAATCAAAGGCTTAAGTCAGTAAACGGATTGACATAACGCGATATAATCGGGATTATTATTTATGGCACGAGGTAGAAAGACTGGTGGGAGTAGTTTCCAACCAGGGAATAAATTAGGTAGAGGTGCGATACCACTACCGCCAGAGCTTAAAGATTTAAAGCGAATGCCGAAGGATTATTTTTCTCGGATAGCATACAACTTCTTATCTATGCCCTTCATGGAGTTTGAGATCTATCTAACTGAGATTAAAAATAAAACTGTAGGCGAGAGCTTTATGGCTGCTATTATAGCCGAAGGAATGAAGAACAAAAACCATCTAGTAATGGAATGGATAGCTCAAAGGTGTATCGGTAGAGTCGAAGGCATGAGTAAAGAAGATGAACAAGAACACAGTAATAATATTAATAAACAACTTGTTATATTCTTTAAAGAGAGACAGCAAAAACTTTCTAACGAGTAGCTATGATTGATCAGACTGGGCTTGAGGATTTTTTCGAGAACGGTCACGATCCAATTTGGAGATTAGAAAATCTTTATTATATCGTAGATAAAAACGGGGATAAAGTTCCCTTTACTCCTAATCTAGTTCAGAAGAAAATTAATAAAAGCAAAAGTAAAAGAAAGATTATCCTTAAGGCTAGGCAGTTCGGAGTATCTACTAACGAGCTTCTTAAGTTAGCAGATGATACTTTCTTTAATGAGAACGTAACCAATGCAATCATAGCCCATGAGCAAGGAGCTATTGAAAAACTATTTCGTATCGTACGAAAAGCCTACGATTTTTTACCAGAAGAAATAAGACCAGAGCTTAGTCGAGGTGATGGTTCTAAATACGAAATGTATTTTCCTAAAATTAACTCTCGTATTTATTGTGACCTAGAGATACGCGGAGACACGATTCAGAAACTTCACGTCTCGGAAGCGGCCTTCATGCCCGACTCTGCTAGACTTAAAGCAACACTTCAAGCGGTACCACTAAACGGGCAAGTTACCATAGAAACTACACCTAATGGGATGGCTAACTATTTCTATGACCTATGGGATGATCCCGACTCTATATATGATAAGCTATTTTATCCGTGGTATCTATTCCCTGCCTATAAGATAAAAGCTCCGAAAGATTTTAAGATAACCGACGAAGAGCTTCTCTTAATGAAGAAAGCCAAAGCTCTTTTCAAGGTTAATTTAACTAAAGATCAATTACAGTTTCGTAGATTTAAAAAATCTGAACTAAAGACTAGCGTATTCGATAAAAAAAGAGTCCCGTTTGAGCAAGAATACCCAGAGGACGATAAGTCTTGTTTCCTTGCCTCTGGTGACCATGTAATAAATGCCTTCCTAATCGAAGATCAACTAACCGATAAGAAAGAGCCTTTCCATATAGATGGACCGATTAAATTCTTTAAAGAGAGAGATAAATCTAAGACCTATGCATGTGGTGCCGATCCTTCCGAGGGCGTAGGAGGTGACTCTAGCTCTGCTGTTATCCTAGAAGTAGAGACTAATATTATTTGCGCTACGATAAACTCTAACGTATTAAAGCCCGAAGCCTTCGCTGAGTGGGTAGTTAAGATGTGTGATTACTACGAGACTTCTCTTTACCCACCACTATTAGGAGTAGAAAGAAATAATCATGGTCACACAGTCCTGCTAGTCCTAGATCAATTAGAATACAGAAATATCTATGTAGATGATAAGGACGAGCGACCAGGGTGGAAAACAACAGCTATATCTAGACCTGTTATGGTGGATTACTTTGTTCAAATGGTTGAAGGTAATGAGCTAAAGTGTAATGATCCTGAGATATTATCCCAGTGCTTGACATTGGTAAATAATAAAGGAAAAATTGAGGCAGCTACAGGAAAACACGACGATTTAATAATCGCTTGCTGTATTGCGCTACAGATTAGACCTTTAAATACAGTTACAGCAGAAAATCTTTCATCAAAAATTAATCTTTAAAAAGGAATAAGAGAAAATGCCAGAAGCATTAGACTCAAGCCCAGAAGTTAGCGCGTCTAATTCAAACAACTACGTTGAAGAGTTATTCGCAAATATGATCGAGGAAACGTACTACAGAAGTCCGTATGTTTCCGATACCTATAGAATGCCCTACAACTGTGATGATCTTTATCAAAGGACATTCGACTATTCTACCTATGAAAAGATGTGCCAGGACGATCAAGTTAGTGTATGCCTACAGCTTAAAAAAGATCTTATCATGGGTGACGGTGCCTCTATCGTACCTTCCGATGATAGCCAAATAGAAATGGTGAAAGAATTAAATAAGATTATATTCGATAACTACGAAGGTAATTTCGTAGACGACCTAGAAGAAATACTAACCTCATATGAGTTCGGGTTTAGCTTAACCGAGAAAGTCTTTAAGATCGGACCACAAAGTCAATTAAATTTAAAACATTTAAGAACTCGTCACCCTAATACATGGCTTATTTATCAAAATCCTAAAGGTGATGTTACGAACTACGTTCAAAAGACTAGCGATGGAGATATATCAGTAAAGAAAACCGCTCTGATTCACTTCATTAATAATAAGAAGTTTCAAAACCCATACGGTAATAGTGATCTAAGAGCGGCCTATAATGCTTGGATAGCTAAGGTCCATGTGATGAGATATTTCTCTATCTATCTAGAGAAAGCAGCTTCTCCGATACCAGTAGGTCGATACGAAAAGAATGCTCCAGCAGGATTTAAAGATACTCTTTTAAATATCCTAAAGAAGTTCCAGACAAAGACTGCGATAGCCATTAGTAAAGATGTAGAGATTCAATTCTTAGAGGCTAAATCTAACGGTGAGGCTTATCATAAGGCGATATCTATTTTTAATATGATTATAGGTCGTGCTCTATTTATTCCTGACCTTATCGGTTTAACTGGTTCAGAGACTGGTGGTGGCTCATACTCTTTAGGTAAAGAGCAAATGAATCTATTCTTTATGCATATCCTTCGACGAAGAAACTCTTTAGAACAAGCGGTTAATAAAGAGATCATGAAAATTTTAATCCAATACAACTATGGATTTATCGAAAAACCACCTCAATTTAAGTTTAATGCATTAAATCAAGACAGAGCTTTAGAGCTTGCTAAGATTTGGTTAGATGCCGTTAAAGGCGGAACTTATAAACCTAACGAAGAAGAGATAAATCATTTCAGAAAACTTGTAAATTTTCCAGAGGGTGAAGTTGAATTCAAAGAACAATTCCAATTGCCACCAGGAGCACCAGAACCAGAACAAGAAGAAACCGAGGACGAAGATCCACCAGAGCCAGATAAGAAAGCCGAGAAGCCCGATGATACTGAAGACAAAAAAGAATTCGCAAAGGCTTACGACGCGACACCTGGAGATTATTCTCGGAAAGTAGATTTTAAGGCGATGAAAACTAAGTTAGATGACTATGACAAGTCTCTAATTAATGAATGCACGCCTATCGTAAATAAAATGTTAATCGATCTATATGATCAAGTTAGTAAAAAGAAGATCGTACAAAACCAAAACGTAGATAGAATAGAAGGGCTAAATCTTAAATACAAAAAAGATTTAAAAACAGTCCTTAAAAATTCTTTCTTTCAGCTCTACCGTGATTCTATAAACCAGGCGAAGGTCGAGGTAACGAAATCTAATTTCGCTAAGCCTCTAGATCCTGCAAAGTTTCTTGAAGTCTTAGACGAAGAAGTATTCCAATACATCGGCGACTACGAATACGCTATTTTAAAGAAAACTCGAGTAGAGCTTATTGCGGCGATCAAGGACGGCCGCCCTTTAAGCTCGGTTTTATCTGTACTATCTAAAGACCTAGAGCAACTTTCGCAAGTGTCTCTAGAGAGATACGGTAGAACAAAACATACTGAGGTTATGAACAACGGTCGTTATGATTACTTCCAATCAACGGGAGTAGTTACCGGGTATCAATACTCTGCGATAATGGACGACAGGACTAGCGATATTTGTTCGGGACTTCATGGTAAATTCTTTACCGCAGATAATGCCCCTATCCCACCGATGCACTTTAACTGTCGCTCTACTTTAATCCCGATTACTAAGTTCGAGTCTTTTAAACCGACAGAAACTATTCGTGGAGAAAGCGTAGATAAGTTCATTGAGGATAATAAAGCATCAGGTTTTTCAGTAAAATAAAAGGAGTTAAGTTATGGATTTAAAACAAATAAATGGAGTGGAAATATTCTCTACCGGAAAATGGAATGGAGACAATTATACTCAAGATGACCTTAAAGAAATGGTCTCGGCTTTTGAAGAAACTAAAGCTGGAGCTAGACCATATATTAAATTAGGTCATGATCCAAAGCAGAAGCTTTTACAAACCGATGGACTGCCGGCAGCTGGCTGGATTGATCGAGTTTATATCCAGGGCGATAAATTAATGGCAGATTTTGTTGACATACCCAGTAAGGTGTATGCTTTAATAAAACAGAAAGCTTATAGAAAGGTCTCTTCTGAGATTTTCTGGAATATAAAAATAGGCACAAAAACTTATAAAAGAATGCTCGCAGCGGTAGCCCTACTTGGCTCCGACACCCCAGGGGTGATGAATCTGAGCGATATCTTAGCACTTTATAATCAAAAAGATAACTTTGAGAAATTAGCACAAATCGACGAAATCGAATTGTACTCATTAGATTTAGACTTAAACAAAAAGGAGAATTTAAACATGAAAACTGAAGCAGAATTGAAATTAGAAGCGGAACTAGCACTAGAGAAAAAACAAAAAGAAGCTAACGAAACACAGCTTAAAGAATTCAAAGCAAAGCAAGAAGCTGACGAAAAAGAGTTAGCTGAACTTAAAGCTTATAAAGCTACCGCAGATGCAGAGAAAGCTAAACTTCTAGAAGAAAAAGAAGTTGCAGAAACAGAGAAATGGTTTAGCGAATTATCTCAAGAAGGTCTAGCAACTCCAGCTATGAAGGAATTCGTAATCGAGGCAGTTGGTCCAGAGAAGAAAGTTTATACTTCTAAAAATTTAAATAAAAAAGATGTTCTGAAAGAAATTTTGAAACTTTTCAAAGCCGGATCTGGCGTTAACTTAGATGAAGGTTCGCAAGGCGGAGATAAAGGTAAAAAAGATGCTGAATTAGCAGCAGACATGGACAATAAAGCTAAGGCTTATGCTAAAGAGAAAAATGTTTCTTATGGCCAAGCTATGAAAGCTGTAATGAAAGACAGCAAAAAATAAATAAAGAAAGGAGTTAAATATGTCACATATCCCACCAATTTCAATGAGAGCTAATGCCACTATCGCGGCTTATCGCATTGTAACTGCTCTGACTGGTACTGCTCAAACAGTAAAAGTCCCTGCAAGTGCATCCGAGATCCCGGTTGGTATTACTGTTGATACAATTTTAGCCACGGCAAATGCTATCCCGGTATCAATTGCAGGTATTCAAAAGTTGTATTTTAACGACACGGTTACTTCAGGTTCTTATGTTGCTTCTAACAATGCTGGACAAGGTGTTCCACATGTTAACGTAACAGCAGGATCTTTTGTTATCGGCATCTTAATCGGACCTAGCGTTGCAGCTACTGGTACGATTGCAGATGTTTTAATCAACCCGCATTTTAAATCAATTCCATAATTGAATGGATAAGAAAGGAGTTAAGTTATGCCATTAAAGAATCAATTACATGTGAATCAGCTTCTCTCGAATGTATCCGTTCAATATCGGAACGAAGAGTACATTTGGGATAAAGTATTTCCACAAATCCCGGTTAAAAAAGATACGGATTATTACCGTGTTTATAACCGTATGTTTAGAGTTCCAGAAACTAAGCGCGCTCCTAAAGGTGTTGCTAGAGAGTTCAACTTTGAATTTTCTCTAAGCTCATACGCTTTAGAACAGCATGCGCTTAAAGATTATGTAGGTGTAGACGAAGAAGAAAACAACGATCAAGGTTCTCTTGATATCGATACGACTGAGAATTTAACAGACGCTATCTATCGCAGAATCGAGTTGTCAGTTGCTTCTCTTTTCACTACAACTAACTGGTCTTTGAACGTATCTCTAGCGGCTGGTGCTCAGTTTAGCTCGAATACTATCACTTCCGATCCAGTTCCAGTGTTTGATACAGCCTGCACGACTGTTATCAATAACTCTGGTAAAACAATTAACTATGGTATCCTACCTCGTGATGGTTTCATCGCAGTTAAGAACCACGTTTCTGTTTTAGATCGAGTGAAGTATACAAGCTCAGAAGTGTCTAAGTCTATGATCCAAGCTTTGATCGGAGTTCCAGAACTTCACGTTCCAGTTTCAGTGCAAGATACAGCAGCAGAAGGACTAGCATCAACTATCGTTCCTTTCTTCTCTGATTTCGCATTCGTTGGATGGAAGCCAAATGCTCCAGGTCTTAAGCAACCTTCGTCTGCTTATATGTTCTTGAATTCAACACCAAGAACTCGTAAGTGGTTTGACGAAGAAAGAAATGCTAACGCCATCGAAGTTGAGATCAAATATCAACCGAAGGTAGTAGCTTCTTTAACTGGATATATGATTAAAGATACAATTTAAGATATTCCTAAGATATTATTTGACTGGGCTGGTTTAAACGGGGGTTTGCTGGTCCGGTCAATCAATTTAAATCCCCGTTATTATCTCAAGGAGCCATTTCATGTCAGAAGATCAAGCACCATCAAAGACCTTTGCAGAAGCTAAAGGCACCGAAGCAAATCAACACGCTAAGAAACTAGCTAGAGAAAAAGCAGCAAAAGACAAATATAAAAAGAAAGACTACGAGCAAGTTTTTTCTCAAGTAGGCACTAAGATAGTAAAGATTACTATCAAAGAAAATGGTGCACACCAAGAGTATGTAGGCTCTATCGGTCCTAAAAAGAAAGAAGCCGGAGTCCTTAAGGACATGATTCTTAAGTGGAAGAAAGATAAAGTTTGGATCGGCCAAGATTCTCTTCAAGAATATACTTCTAAAGCAATCAAATCTTTAAACGAATAAGGACTTAGCATGGGAACATACGCAACTACTACAAGCCTTCAAATACTGATGATCGGAACTACTTTCGATACAGCTACTTCGGCTTTAGCGGATAAAGTATTAACCCAGGCAGAGAACGAAGTTAATAAATATTTATCTAAGCGGTACGATGTGGGTGACTGGGTCGCTGGATCTGTACCGCCTTTAGTTACGAGCCTCACAGAAAACTTAGCCCTAGGATATATGTATAGAAATATGTCTAGAGGTGGTAAAGATGCAATGGTTAGGGCCAAGTCTTATATAGATGATGTAATCTCTAATTTAAAACTAATCGCAGAATATAAAGGGAATGTTACCGATACTTCGGGATCTAATATTCCAGATTCTGCTGACTCAGGTTATGCGGCCGAATCTACGACTCAGAACTACGAAAATACTTTCAATGAAGATGACCAACTAAACTGGAGAGTCGATCAAGATAAATTGGATGATATCGAATCCGAAAGGGATTAATCATGCCAGATAATTTTATAGATATAGCGGAGTTCGAGAACGAAGAAGTAACCGCCTTTATAAAAGACCTTCAAAAGAAAACTAAAAATATAAATGGTGGAGCTGACGAATATGTCGGGCTTTTATCTGCTATTGTTTACGAAGATATTACTAGACATTTCGAGCAACAGATGGGCTCTGGTGGACCTTGGAAAGAATGGTCTACCTTCTATAAAGATAAAATGGATAAAGAAGGTAAAGGCGGGAATAAAATCCTTCAAGATACTGGTCGTTTAAGAAATAACTTCCAACCTAATTCTAGACGAAAGGTTAGGAACGGTATTCTTTGGTTTAATAATGCTCAGACTAAGCGTGGTTTTCCATATGCGGCCGCTCATGATATCGGTGGACCTATACTTCCTAAGCGTGACTTTATGTGGCTATCTAAAGCAGGATTCGACAAAATAGAAATACAAACATTACAATACATGCTTGAGAAGGGTATATAAATATGGCTACCATCGCAGACTTAAACCTAATAAAAGATAGAATTAGAGACCTACTTCTTTCGGCCAATACCACTACGGCTTCTCCTGTAGATCTTTCTAACGGACTCGCAAATACTCAAAGAGTTAAGCAAGTCTTAAAAATAAATCCTCAGATGATAGTCCCACAGCCTTCGTTCTTTCCTTTAGTTTCTTGTTTCGTAGAATCAAAAAATATTCTTCGGGATGATATTGCAAAGGATCAATTAAATACTAAGAGAAGGGCTTTAATAACCCTAAGTATAGTAGGGACTATCTGGAATGATAATTATGTATCTCTTGACGAAGATCCATCAGACGAAGACATTAATAGTCTCATGGAAAATATAGAATTAATTATGAGATCTGATCCAAATTTAGGCGGAGCAGTTAATTGGCAAAAGCCTGGAGATGTATCATATTATACAAGTATTTTAGACGAACAAACACACTTAAGATCAGGAGTTTTAAAGCTCGAATGTCAAGTGTGGTATTAAAAGGAGAACCCCCATATGAAACGCAAGCAAGTACAAGACGAAAGTCTTATCAAGCAATCTAAGACAGCCCTAAACCAATGGGGTGAGCAGTGGAGAGCCCACGCTAAAGAGCACAGTAAATATAAACAGAAACCGATGACCGATTTTCTTAATATCGGAGTAGGGAAAGCAGTCCTTTGCGTTGCAAATGGCTACAGTACCGAAGAAGAAATGGAAACGATCAAGGCGAATCAACATAACGTAGATATTTTATGCTGTGATAAATCTCTAGGGCATTTAATTAATAATGGTATTTACCCTACCTACTGCCTAGTCTGTGACGCCAATGTGGACTACGAAAAATATCTAAAACCTTACGAAGATAAGCTAGGTAAAACTATTCTACTTATGAACGTATGCGCTAATCCTTTATGGACTCGAAACGGGAACTGGAAGGACATGTATTTCTTTGTAAATAGAGATGTTATCAAGGCCGAGCTCGAATTTATGAAGCTTTCAGGATGCCAAAATACTATGGCTGCCGGCACTAATGTTTCTAATGCCATGATTATAGCCTTAACTCAATCTGATAACGAAGCCAGAAGGAACTGGTTCGGATACGACAAGATTTTACTTATCGGATTCGATTACTCTTGGAGACATGACGGTAACTATTACGCCTACGATAAAGAAGGTGGCGGCAAATCCTCATATATGAGGCATATGTATTTTAATACAATGACCGGGAAGTTCGCCTATAGTTCCGGTAATTTAGTATTTAGCAAAGACTGGCTAGAGAAATATATATCGGCTTTTAACCTTCCTGTCGTCCAGTGCTCAAAAGATTCTTTACTTCAAACCAAACATAAGGGACAATTAGCATATCAAATGCAGTACAGGTACAAACCCGAAGATGCTGCAACAGTTAAGAAATTAATTTCTGAATTAAATACACTTCAACAACAACTTTTAGTAGCGAAAAAACGAATCGACGAAATCGGTCGGGATCATTATAAGTCCTTCGCTACAAGCTCGTAAGGGGGAATAATGGCCGTAGGTCAAAACGTAACAGTAGGTGATTTATCATATCTAGCCATAGGTCGAGAAACTACTTATGGAACTTATACAACTTGTACAGCCGGTCTAAACTTCCTTAGTTCTAGTTTTAAGATCTTAAAAGAAAATAAAGTTCTAGAAGAGATTCAAACATCTAGAACTAACTCTAATTATATCCAACTAGGAAAGACTCTAGAGGGTGCTATTGAAGGTTATTTCTCTCCGAGAAGTTTAGCTTGTAATTACCTACTACAGAATGCCTTCGGTGGTGGCGCGGTAACTTCCGCGACAGCTACGGGAGCAACAGCCGGCGCGGCAGCTTTCCAGCATATCGTAGATATTAACAACTTCTTAACTACCTACTCTTCTCTATGTATCAATACTCGTAAAGGTGATGCTACTGGTGGGAAAGTATTTAGTTACGATGGTCTAAGAGTAAATGAATTTAGTTTCGTAGCGGAACTTGATGAGCCTCTAATGATGTCCGTTGGATTGATCGGTAGAGATGCTACACTTTCAGGTTCCGATGTATCCTCAGTTTTATCCACATCGAATCAAGTTCCATTAAGTTTCGTTAACGGTCGCTTTAGTATTGAGACCGCAGCAGCTTCTTTGACTACGACTTCATTCTGGCATGTTCAGAATATAGAATTTAAAATGAGTAATAACTTAAACTCAGACTCTAGCTCTCGTAGAATTGGATCGGATGTTCTATCTGTACTTCCTGCAGGACTAGCACAGTTCGAGTTAAAGGCTACGGTTAGATTCGATACTACTACCGCTTTAGATGCTATGTTAAACGGAACTGTATTAGTCGGAGAGATGTTCTTTGAAGGTTCTACTCTACCAGGGTCGAATATCAGAGAGTCGATCAAACTAAACTTTGCTAGACTTATTGTTATGGATGCGGGTGATCCAGAAATCGGTGGACCTAACGAACCTCTAACTAGTGAAGTATCTTTCTCGGTGCTTCGTGATCCGACAGCAAGTGGATATGCGGTTAGAGCAACAGTGGTGAATGATACAACAAGCTATGTTTAATTTTTTTAAATGGATTTTTAGTAAAGATCTGAACACTTTTTTATCGGAGACCAAAACAATAAAGGTCTCCGGTGTTAAATTTATTATTCGGAGACTAAATGCGATTCATTACATGGATGGTTCTAAAAGTTTACGACAAATTTACGACACCTACAAATCCAAGAACGCTGGAGAAATTAAAGACCTTCCTAATCAAGACAAGAAAGTGGTTGAGCATTTTAGCCATGTTCTTGTTAATGGTGTTATTAGTCCTAAGCTTTCTCTATCTAGCGATAGTGACGGAATCCATGTCGATAAGTTATTTGAATCTTGGCCTCTCGTAATAGAGCTTCATAATCAAATAATGGAATTCACCTACGGTAAAAAAAAAACTCGCGGATAGAACTAGCCCGAGATAAAACTGTAGAAATAGATGCGCTCGCAAAGAGATATGGTCAATTACCTTCTCGGTTCTTGAAAATGTCTGCCGAAGAGTTTCAATTTAATTTATTTGTAGCTAGCCAAGGCGCTTTAACAGAACAGAAGAATGCCGAGAAGGCTGCACAAAGAGCGAGGATGAGGCGTGGCAAATAAAGAAGCAAATTTATTATTACTCATAAAAACTAAAGGCGAAGAGGCCTTAGATAGCATTAAAGATAAATTCGGTGCGATTGGTACGGTCGCTTTAGCTGCTCTTGGATCCATCTCTGCTGCTATTATAAAAGGCGTTTCGGAATATAAAGAAGCCGAAGC